TAGACGGTGAAGAACTGGCACGCCTATTGGCACTGCTTCCGGAAACCTACCGGCGGCACGCCCTGGCCTTGATCGAGTGGGTAGCGGCGACCGGCCTATCGGCTGGGTCGGACGAGTGCCCGGTGGATCGCACGATTCAATTGCGGCTGAGGGCCGAGATAGATCTTGTGGTTCGGGCGAGGTAGCACGGTATTCGGCGGGGGCCGCCCGAATAGCCGGGCGGTCTGCCGCGACCCGCGGCGCGTGATCGGGACGGTATGCCCCTTCCCCCGAGGCCTTCGGCCCCCGCCCCCTAGCCACCGCGTCGAAAAGGGGCCCCAAGAAAAAAGGCTTTCTACTTATTTTTGGCCTATACTGTCGATATAGCAGGTGCCGCCTTGGACTACCGCCCCGAAGAAATCCGTGACGCCATTTTCCGCATCTGGGGGGACCCCATCGCGCTCGGAATAGCCCTGGGCTACAAAGGGGAGCCGGTCACGGGCCGGAAGCAGTTCGGCAAATTCCACCGCGCCATGCTGAACCATGTCCACGCCCAGCCCAAGACCAGCACCATCGTCCCCCGTGGCCACGCCAAGTCCACCCTCATCACGGTCATTGATACCTGCCACCACCTCCTCCATTTCCCCGAATCCCGCAGCCTGATCGCCTGCGCTACCCTTGACCTGGCCAAGAAGCTCGTCGGGGAGATTCGGGACCGTCTGAACGGCGAACTGGAGATACTGCCCGGCCTATTCATGCAGGTTAGCGATGTCTTCCCCTGGATCGGCATTCAGGGCGATACCCGGAAGGCGGGCCCCTGCGACCGCTTCAATATCGTTGGCCGAGCCGGGAAGGGGCGCGAGCCCTCCGTCTTCGCGTCATCTGTCGAGTCCAACCTCGCCGGAAACCACCCCACCAGGGCCATCATTGATGACCCCGCCAACGAGCAGAACAGCCGCACCTACACCCGCCGCCAGAAGGTAATCGACTTCATCGAGGCCCTTGAGCCGCTGATGTATGCCCCCGACTCGCCCATCAACCATATCGGCACCCCCTGGGCTTTCGAGGATGTGACGGCCTACCTCAAGCGCCGGGGCGATTGGATTCAATTCCGCTTCGGGGTCTGGGACGGCCCCCCTCCGGAGGATGCGGACCCCTCCGATGAGGGCCCCTGGCCGCTCTGCCCCTCCTTCCTCACCGCCGACGAGATCAACGAGAAGGAGGCAGCGCTCAGCCGCACCTTCTTTTCGGCGCAGTACCTCTGCGAGCCTGTCCCCTCCGAGGAGGCCATTTTCGATCTCGAACTCGTCAGAGCCGCCACCGACCCTGACATGACCTTAGAGAATCTCCCAGAGGGGCATGAGGTCCTCCTGTACGACCCTGTGGCCCGCGTTGACGGCCTGAAGGGCGACCTGAACGGGATTATCGTTGTCCGCGTTCTACCGGCCCATAAGCTAGGCCTAAAGGGCTTCCCGCCTGACCGCAACATCTTCGTCCCCATCAAGGCCATTGAGCTAGTCGGGGGTGCTGACGCCGCCGCCTGCTGGATCGAGGAGATCGGCGTTCCGGCCCACCCCGCCCTCAAAAGCATCTGGATTGAGCAGGTAGCCGCCCAGGCCCTCTTTGCGCCCTGGCTGGAGGAGCGCGGCAAGATCAAAGGCGTCAAGATTCGGGGCCAGAAGGTCGGAAACGCATCCCTGCCCTATCGGTTAATGAGCCTCCAGACCGCCATGAGGAAGGGCTATTTGATCCTCCCCAAAGAGTTCCCTGGCCGGGAGTTACTTCACCGAAGACTTCTTGAATATCCCTTGAGTAATTCCGATGATTTAGTATCTGCATTGGCGCTACTAAGCACGATGGTTGAGCGTAAAGGACAACTGCCGGGACTTCCCGCCGCCGTGGAAATTCCCTATAATATAGCTGTATGGAATACTCGACCTAACGCGGACTACTGGCCAAATGGTTGAACAGTTTAAGCTAGAAGAAGATGCCGCTCAGGAATTGAGCGCCCTTATCGCGGGCGCGATGGATAAGATTCAAGAGCCGCTTAAGGGCAACGAGCGCCTGATCGCTGATATCTATACAGGCCGCGACCCTATCGGCGGGACTGGTGGAATGTTGCCCGATCAGGGCATGCCGCTCCACATGATGAATCACCCGACTGAGGTCGGATCATGGAGGCCGCCCGAGACAACCGCCAACCTCTTCCTCTCGCGCCTGCGCCAGATCGTCACTAACCTCACGCCAGGCGTACCCTCCTTCCGCGTCAAGGCCCGGGTCCCCGGCTCAGCGCACCTGGCCGACAAGCAGAATCAGCTCACGCGGATTATGACCGACCACGGCCATCTCCGTGAAGCCATGCGCCGGGCTGCCTTCTTAGGAATGCTCTCGCCCTACTTTGGGGTAAAGGTGTCCTACGATAAGGGCGAGAAGATGCCCTACATGCGCATCAAGTACGAGGCCATCGAGCCCGGCGATTGCGGCTACGAGCCGTTCCACCGTCGCTTCTCCTGGCACGCCTACGACATGCAGTATTCGGATCTTCCGGAGGCGTGGCGTCCCGATACTGACAGCCAAGACCCCCCGAAGCCTTGGTCTATTGTTCGCGTTACCGAGGTCTACCACGACGGATTTCGACATGGCGCGGCCCCTAAAGCATTCGGCGCATGCCCCATGTCAATCTTCGTCAAGATCGGCTCCGATAAGGATGAGGAGCGGGCCTTGCTGCCGCACGACGATATTCGCGATGCCGTAGGACAGTATCAGGTAACTGAGGGAATCCCCGCTTGCCCCTTAATCATCGGCAACTTCTTGGACGCTGCGCCTGGCGAAGATGTACCGGCAGCCGAGGTTTTGTCTTGGATTCCTCTTATGAGGATGATCGTTCAAACGCTGGTTCAGATCGACCGCGAGATCCGTACACTCAATAAGACCGTCCTTTATGACAAAAACGCCATCGACGAGGATGCCCTCCAAGTGGTGAAACATGTTGCTCCAGGCGGGACTGTCTTTGTGGGTGTCGATCCGGACGATAGTACCCGAGGCGTAAATGCCACGATGCGCCCGGTCGAGCAGAGCGCCGTATTGGGTGAGTACCTAGCTGCGCTCAATACCTATATGCAACTCTTTGATGATGTTACCGGGGTACACCCAGCTGATCGGGGGATGCCAACCAACCCCCGCAAGTCAGCAACGGAGGCTGCCGCCATTACGGACGCCTCCGGTCGCCGCAACCAAGATCGCCTCGAAGTCATGGCGATGATGTGGACGCGGTTGGCGCAAGCTGGCTTCAAGTATCAGCGCAAGATTTTTGGGAAGACCGTAGATGTGCCCTTGGCCAATGGCGTGATTCGGACGCTACATGTTCCCGATCCCCTGACGGCCTGCTTCTCGTTCGATATCGACCCTGTAGAACTCGGCCATCTCAGCAACCAAGGCGATATCCAATCGCTAATGCAATGGATTACCGTCACTACTAATACCCAACAGACCTTCGCCCAGGGGATGCCCCGCATGACCCGTGAAGCGCTGCGCCGCCTCGGCAACGCGATGGGCATTGAAGATGCTGACCTCTTCCTTGACGCGCCGGTTATCGAGCTTGGCCCCGAGGAGCGCTACATTCGCCACCTCCAGACGCAGCAGCCGATGCCAGTCTTCGAGGACGATCAGCACGATATGTACATCGCCTACTACAGCAAGATGCAGGAAGCTGCGGTTGCGCGAGGCGATAGCGAGGTGGCGATCATGGCCCTGCGGGCAACCGTTGACCTTCACCGGATGTATGCGGCCCGCCGCCAAGATGTGATTAACCCGCAACAGATGGGCGAGATCATCCCCGGCATCGGCGCGGGTACCGGCGAGGTAGATAACAACCTACAGGCCGCGCTAGCTACTGGCGGCGTCCCCGACGCGGTTCCCCAAGGAGGCTATTGATGCCTGAATACCCCTACCGCTGCGCGGAGTGCGATACCCGGTGGAGCGTAATGCGTTCCATTACGGCATCCTCGAAGGGCACCGCCTGCCCTGAATGCGGCCTAAAGACCTCCCAGCAAGACTACGGCGCTAAGCAAGTTGTCGGGTATATAAACAGCGATGACGATTGGTGTTCGGGCAAGCTGGTGCCCCAACTACACCCCCTCCATCCAGACCGGATGGTAACTTCAAAAAAGCAAATGGAGGGGGTATATCTCAAGCACGGTATTAGCCTTGATACGGGGCATTTCGTCTCTAAGGAGGCCCAGGTCAAGGCTACGGTACCGCGTAATCAGCGCTTAGGGGCCGATCTCACGGATCTCGCCGTGGGCGGCGTAATTGAGGAAAACTAAATACCTTTTGTGCTTTAAACGCAAAAACCCGTATAGTGTGTTAACTCGGGAACTCTCGCTAGGAGCCTCGCCAGGTAAACCTTAAGGGAAGCCATGACTGATACCACTGAATCTGTTTCTGACACGCCGACTGAAGCTAGCCCGACTACTACGGAGCAGGCCACGCCTGTAGACCTTGTAGCGGAGGCGGGGGAGGCTGCGGCTTCTGACAAAGCCGCGCCAGTACAGACTGCCCGTTCTTTAGACGACCTAAATCTCGATGATGGAGTTCGCTCTCAGATCGAATCCTATGTCAGCAAATCCGTTAACGATGCTCTTCATAAACACGATGAGCGCCAGCAGCGGAAACTTGACGACGAGGGCTTTATGAACAAGTCCCAAATCGAAGAGTTGCTTGCGGATAAAGACGCCGAATACCAGCGGCGCGAGGTGGCGAAAGATTCTTTCCTACAGATTCTTGGTACCGAGGGCATCAGCCCCGGCTCTGAGGACTACGGAAAGATCCAGAGCTTCTATCGTGAAGCTGTTACAGACGGTCGCCTTACTCCTCAAATTTTGCTGTCAGAGGCCGGGATTAAAACTCTTGTCGCTATGTCTGGCGTATCCAGCGTACAGCCCGAAGGCCCTAAAAGCGGCCTGACTCGTTCGGCACCTTCGCCGGATGGTTCAGCCACTTGGTCTGACGGTAGCGTACAGCTGAACGCAAATGACGCGCCAGGGATTAATCTCGAACAGCAGATGCGCGACGACATGAAACGAGCTTTAGGGGATCTATAGAACGAATCTCTGTTCTACCTGTAACTCGCTTCTTTAAGGAGGTCAGCGATGGCCGTTCGATCCTACGACCAGACCATTGATACTATGGTCTCGTCCGCGCTGGACACGATCACCCGTGATCCGGCAAACCTTCTCACCGACTCAGGCGAGAAGTTTCTAAAGACAGCTGCCGCCAAAGGGCGGCTGTTCATGGTCAATGATGCCGAGAACATTCGGCACCCCGTGCTTTACGATCACGGGGAGAGTACGACCTACTACGCTCCGGATAACCTCGGCACTACCGGGAACCTGACGGCGGCGGGCACAGAGATCCTGACGCAAGCGCTGTTCACCATGCAAGCTGCTACGAGGAACATCAACTTCCCGCAGTCGCAGCCTGCTGGCAACATGATTGACTATGTATCGTCAGTCGTGAAAGCCAACATGATGAAGATTCTCAACGAGGAAGAGTCCCTCTTCGTCCGTGGGGAAAACTCCGGGCGGAGTACGGAAGCTACTATCAGTCCGTTCTCTGCGGACACGAACTTTGGTTCGACTCGTCAACCGATGAGTGTGGCCGATCTTCTCACGAACGGTGCTGTCACCGCGACTGAGATTTTCGGCAACCTTCGCAGCGATGCCATTAATGTTGGTACTGCCAACACGAAGTGGGCAACGCAGCAGGTTGACGCTTCTTCCGCGACTGGTGGAGTTGATATCTTCACCGACATGCAGAAGTGCATTCTCCAGGCAGGTTTCACCGAAGTGGAGCGTCCTACGGACTTCTACTGCTCTCAGACTTTCTATGAGTTCTTCCTCGCGCAGATGAGGAAACTCGGAGCGCTGCCCGATCCTGTCCAGGCTAACCTGGGCCGCGAGAGTGCGATTCCCTTCGGTGGCATCACCATCGACTGGTCGCGCTATCTGGAGAAGGATCTTATCTGGGATGCCACAGGTACCGCAGAAGACGCTGCTCAGGAGCCCGTCTTCGGTATCAACTGGAACTCCCTGCGTCTGAACCTTGTTCGTTCCGGTGGTGTGTCTGGCGATTCGCTTGGGTTCATCCGAACCATCGGTGTAACGCAGCCGCACCCCGTTACCACGACTCTGTTCAAGCGGATCGAGTGGAAGCGCCAATGGTCGATTGACAAGGGCCGTAGATCCTTCGTCAACCTCAACGGCCTCACCGGCACCCTCACGACTACCTAAGCCTGACCTATGGCTACTCGTTCGGATTTACGCACCCGGCTCCAGCGCCGTCTGGGGCTGGGTGTCGTATCCGCAGTCGAGCAAGAGCGTTTAAACGAGGCCCTGAACTCCGGTGTTGCGAGAGCAATCTCCGATGGAGTTCCGGGCCTCTCGCATGATAGTTTTGTCGGGTCCGTCTATGGAGAGATGGCCCTTACCGGAGGCGCGACAGTAACCGCCTCACTCGGGAACACTACCTTCACTTTTGTCGGTGGCGATAATCCGCTCACCTCGCATGTATACCCACACGATATTTTGCAGGTTGTAGATAGCGGGACAACTACACAGTTTTTGCTCCGCGATGTTAAGGACGCTAACGAGGTTGATATCGGCGCTCCGGTTACGCAGGCTTATACCGGGGACGATACCTCTACTATTATTCGTAGGTCGATTCCGTTGCCTACTACCGGCCAGGTGGTCGGCGTTTACCGCCACAGCGGCGGCTCAGCGCCCTCGACGGCACGCCTCGCCTATGAGCCGCTTTGGGCGCACCAAAATCCCTACAGGACTGGAACCCCTAAATCGTATGAGCAGCGCTATTCGGAAGGGCAGAGTAAGAGCTTTATCTCTCTTTGGCCCGCTCCTGTTGCGATTACAGATCAGTTTACGGTTGTTCAAACGCGCTTCGTTACACGCCTTGACGATGATGCTGACGAGCTTCTCTTCCCTGAAGAGGCTCTTGATGCCATCTTGGAACGCTGCCGACTTGCGTACATGACTTGGGCAGGCACGCATGCGCCCACTAAGGTTGCGCTAGCGACTGAGGCTGTTAGAGATAGCACTGATTCCCTTAAAAACTCTTCCAACGCAAACCAAGTCTTCGTGAAGCAATAACATGTGCGACTGTAACTGCGAATGTCCGAGCGGCAATTACAACTGTTCTTGTTGTTGCGCGTCAGTAACCGGCCTTCGGGCGGGTATCCATCCCGACTACATTCAGTCCATCCACTTCGATTCCGTAATTGACGACGATGATGGCAGCCCTGACCGGACTTTTCAGGTTCAACCCCTCACGGGTTCGCCTATTCATATTGTTTCGGCTACGGCTTCTCTAGCCTGCGTGCGGCGAGATTTAGATGCGGCGAGCGCGGTCGAACTGAACAAGCAAATTTTGGAGCCTTCCCGAACTGATGCGGCCCCTTCCCAGGCAACGCCGCTCATGTTCTCGCTCTTTACCATTCCGGGCTGGAGCGATGCCTCTTATACCCAAGGTGGGTTTAATCCCTACGACACTATTGGCGATGGTCGCCAGTATATTGCTACTGGTGCGGTTAGCTCTGGCTCTCCCTCTTGGGAAAGCCCTGCGGATCTCTTTGGATACTTCTGCGATGGGGGCGTTTTTCTGGAGATTAATGCGCCTACCAGCAATTACGGTGTCCGTGTAGTAGTCAATTACATTGATCGCGCCGCCTTCTCTCCGGCTTACGGCGATCCAATCGCTGTTCTCCAGCATTACTGGTCCTGCGCAAACGGGGGCACCGAGTTCTTGGACGGCTTTTATGGGGGCAATACCCTCGATATTAGTGGTACATCGTCTCCCGATGATACTGACGATACGGCGGGCGGCGAGGTGTCAGGCGACAACCCCTGGACATTCGGTACTGAATACACCGAACTTGGGGGTACCTAAGCGTGGCCACTATCCGACTTGATAATTTGCCGATGGACCGCCAGACGGCGGGCTATTCTCGGGCTGCGCCAGGCGAGGCGTCCATGCTCGGCGCGTCTAAACTATCCTCAGTCTTTGAGAAGCGCGATGTTGACCCGGAAGCGAGTTTCTTTAGACGCCGCTACGGGTCCAGTCGGCTAACTAATGCTGTCCCCAATCTTCTCGGCGTAACTGCCGATATAGATATGGGCACCGCCGTAGTCGATTATGCCTTCGCATCGGAAACAAGCAACTGGACAATTTTTGGGACGCTGCATACCCCCCTGACTGACGAGGATTCATCTGCTCCGATCTTTCAGTTTCGCGGCCTTCATGTTTATGTCAACTATACCTTCTCCTCTCATACGGTAGCTCTCGCTGTCTATACCGCTGCCGGGGTACTGAAAGCCTCGCACGCTTTGGGAGATATTGATGGGGCAGGCGGCACCGACTATCGGTTTGGGATTCGCTACGAAGCCAGTAGCGGCAAAGTTTTTATCGCAACCTGGACAGCCCCAACTGTCGGGGGATCTGCCGGTACGCCTTCCGAATCAACTGGAATAACGGCAACCCTCGTTGGCGGTAGCTTCTCTTTTATAGGCGAGATGCTTGAAGCCGGAGCCTTCCCGCAACCAGCGTACAGCGGAGTCGTACTTACTAATGCACTGCTCTACAATGTGTCCACCTTTAGCCTCCCCAACGAGTATGAGGATTTGGCCAGCGATTTAACTCCTGCCCTAACGATTTCCCCAGATGCAGGAGGCACCGCTCGACTCATCTACCACGAAAAATTCACGGAGGGTGGCGATGTTCTAGTCTTCACAAACTATTTTGATGTGTCCGTATACACCTATTTAATTCCTACCCTACCCGTGGACGGCGCTCGGGGAGAAGAGGATGTAGATTGGATTCACTTTGGGGGTAAGGGCGTTGTTGAAATCCCGTTCTATCTCGACTTTGATGAGTATTACTGGACCCCGATTACCGGCACAGCCCGTGTAGACTGGGTTTTCGCGCTTGAGGTTACGCTACCTAAAGTGCTTGCAGTCGGAACGATCTTTGAGTTTCAAGATATTCTAAGGCTAGATGTTATTGAAGATGGTGGCGACTATTTCATCAAGGGCACCTTTTCTGGGACGGGCGTTACCACATCGACGCTGGCCCTCATCGCAGGAACTCGATATGAAATATTTGCAGGTAGGGATATAGACAGCAGCCAGATCAAAGTTGTAAATGTGGTGGCTGATACCTCTACTGAAACTGCCGGAACTGTGGACAACCCGGCCCTCTTTAACTACGACAAGACTCTTGGTTTTATTATTGGGGATAAAATCGACCAAGAAAATAGCGCCCCCTTTGGAGGCCAGATTAGGCGTATTGCTCTCTACAACGAAACCACTCGAAAGTGGTTCCCCATCAAAGAGGCGGTATTCTATTACGATATTAATTCGCTATCTGGCGATCAGATCATTGATCGCGGCAACCGTGTTTTAAACGCCTTTTGCGGTACGCGCATGCCTTCTGCCGCTCCCTTCTATTCTCAGGGCGGCTTTTCTGGGGGTTCCTATATTGCAGCCGTTAGCGGCTACACGATGGCCGTCAGTACCCCGGACATCAGCTACTCGGGTGAGTTGAAAAGGTCAATCACCGAGGATGCCGTTGTACAGCGCCGTGGCAGTAAATCGTTCCTCACCACGAATGGTATTAATTATCTAGTTGACGATTTCTCTAAGACCTTTCGGCCTTTAGGTATTCCGCGCCCAGCAACAAAAGTCTCCTGCACCCCGCAGGGTGTTGGCGTTATAGATGGGTTCGTCCGCTACGCGTACCGCTGGGTCACTAAGGACGGCACCGTTGGACCGTCTTTTCCGCTTGATCCCGTTGACGCCCAAGGGGGCGTAAATGTGTTTGTAGGCGCGGAGGGCTTCGGCCCGCCCGGCGAAACGCCCTTCGGAATTTCGTTTGGTGAGTGCGAAGGCTACAAGGACGATGAAGACAAGGGTAAGGTTAGCGAGGACTCTGTTGAGACTTTTATTGTCAAAGACAGCGATGGTGGCAGCAACCATAACATACTCAGTAAAAGCATAACGAACCCTGGTCTTACTCTAGAGACCGCCGTTCGGATTCCGGGTATAGATGAAGTCAAGGAGAGCATCTTTAGCCAGGGCGTATATGCGCCGTCCGGTGTAGATGAATGGGGCTCGGACGAGGTGCCCTATATGTTCCCTTGGATTGGCGCATCTAACCAAGAGTGCTGTTTTCAATTCGCATTTAGGTTCGATTCAAGCGTTAACTATCAAACGCTATTCGGAATTGGTACCCGCGACCAGCTTTATGATACGGGCGGCTTCCCTCACTCAAACCACCATTACAAACTTAACCATTTAGTTGTTTCGATTCAGCCCGCCCTGGATGTTGCTGCAAACACCTACAGTATTGTTGTCTGCCGTGACGCGCCCTCCGGTAGCCACCATCGAGATAACGATTTGCACCACGAGGCGTTTGACTATGAGTTCTTAGACAATAACGATTACAGCGTCTTTATTCGTCGCGCTGGCTCCCTTATAGGGAGTAACGAGGGCTCAGACCTTGTAATCCATATTTACAATCACACCTTGGACGGGACTAGCGACGGCGGGGGCGGCCTCTATGACGGTTGGGCTCTTTGGCCTACTGCCGGGGACACCCAAACAACACAGCCGGGATTCTGGGGCGACGGCTATAATGGCGATGCCAATGACGAGGTTATGTGGGGCTTCAGCCGACATGAGGGTGGCGGGCAGCACCGTGTTAAAACCAGGAAGCGTAACGCTATCGTCCCCTCTATCTTCGACTTCGCCTATATCAATGCTTTTGCTGGCGGCACAGCGGCAGGCCCCCCGGAGGTTCCGGGTGGAATTCTCTATCACGGGCGCATGTGGCGGCAAGATTTCCCTGTTCAGGTTCTTGCAGTCAAGGCCTTAAGCCGCTACGGCGCTAGGGAAGGCCCCCTTAAAGAGAATCTTGAAGTAGATATCGCCTTCTCTCCCGATTCGAGCGTAAGGACAATTGACGGCGGTTACGACTATACCCAATCTCTTCGCGCTAAATTTTATGCGCAGGGGGCGGGCGCGATTAATGGCAAAGTATTTCTTGGCGTTACCGATAGTTCGCCAATCCTAGCCTATGGCTACGATATGGAATACTCGGGTTCCGGCCCGCATGTATGGAACACCACCTCTCTAGATCAAGTCCCTATGTGGGTTACTTGGTCTTCCCGTAACGAGGGCTCGCTTGTTATTGGTGTCGGCAATCTCCCGCAGATTGAGGTCGCCACTAAAAAATGGCATACGGATTCTGGGGTAAAGACATTTGACGAATTCGCGAACACGATTGACTTGAAACAATGGACTTGGATTACCCTTTACTATCACCACTTAGTGCGTCCCGCCTCCGTGAATGACTACATTGATGTGTGGTTAGAGCGGGTATTTATTGACGGCAATACCGGAGAATGGGGCGAGACCTTCTGGGCTGATATGACTCTAAACGGCATTTGGCCGAATAGTGCTGCGTCAGTACCCGCTGTAGTTAAGTACGGCCTATATACATGCGGCGGCCTACCTGGCCTAGACCAGAAGTATGATGTCGAAATTGCCGAGACGCGCCTATGGGCTGGTCAGCGATACACAGCTGAGGGCGGCGGTGGCGGCGACACAGCCTTTGGCCCGTACATGTCTAATCGCCTGCCCCCGAATATTTGGGACGAGCTTTGGTACTACTTGCGGTATATGAAGACTGATACCGACGATGAAGACAATCAAACGACTATGAGTCAGTTTGGTCTTTATCGAACTACTGAAGACCCCGGCTCTGAGGAGACCCCGGTAGGGCAAGAGACCGCGCTCTCGGTTGAAATTTTTCAAACTGCCGTAGTTAAAGACGCTCTTGACGATGACACCGGGACAAGTTTCTATATCCCCTTCCCTGATCCGCCGATGTCGGCTATTCGGGGTATTCAAATCTTCCGCTCTCAGGTCGTTCCAGTAACGAACACTTTCCCTACAGGCGATGCTAACCCGAACGCGATTCCGGAAGCCTGGCGAGCGTGCCGTGATGCCCCGCTGTACTATGTATCTGAGATTCCTAGAGGGACTACCTCGTTCCTAGATACCGCCGATGATACGGCGCTGGGCCCCCAGCTGGACGCGCAGACTGGCCTGATCCCGCGCAATCCCCGGGGAGTATTCGAGTGGCAGGGATTCATAGGAGTCTTTGTAGACGATCAGCCCCGGATTCATTTTGCCGAATCGCCTACCTCCTGGGAGAGCTTCCCTCTCGATATGGTCTATGACCTCCCGGTTCGGGAATATGGGCCCATCGAAGCTGCGCAAGAATTGGCGTCTAGGGACGCTAGACAATCGAGAGTTCTTTGTTTGGGCAAATCTTGGGGAGTCTTTATTGACGGTTCCCCAACGGCTCCGATTGCTAACACCCTTGGAGGGGGAGTAGGGGCATTTTCCCCGCGTTGCCTGGTTGTTGAGAAGGGTATTGCGTATGCCTACAATGGCACGCTATGGGGCATCACCGGGGATGGCCAGATAGAGGACCTGGGCCTTCCTGTTCTAGACTTGCTTCCTGATCCGGCTGTTGCGCGGTTGTCTGTATCTTCTGCGCTTAGCTCCCTGTTCGTCATAAATGAGACTACCGGCCTCGCACTTCGTTTTCACTTAGCGCGGCGTCAATGGTTTGTGGAGGACCGATATGCGACTTCTGTTACGGATGTGGATGGCGTTGACACATGGGTTCATGTTTCTGGGTACCCTTCTGAGGGAAATCCCGACATTTATCAAGACGATGTGGAATCAAACACGCCAGAAGACGGAATAGCGGTTACTGAGTACAGTAACGGAGCAGATACCTTTACGGTCGCCGCTAATACCGGACTCAAGATAGGCCAGCGTGGCGTTCTTGTAGCCGATGGGGGTGATGCGGGTGAAAATAACCCCGTCTTTAGGCAGGCGGTGATAATTAAAACTATCGCTTCTACTGTAATTACAATCGAGGGGGATCTCGATTTAACTAGCTCATGGACCCCTTTAGGCGATAGCACCCCAATTGACTTAACCTATACTTTCTATGCAGGCGTTGGTTATTGGGGTGCTATGATTGATACGGGGCAGTTCAACCTAAACGGGGACTTGAATCATGTGGATGTGGGAATTGAGCGAGGAGATGGGTGGTGGGCAGCATTTGACTCTTCGGATTTCGCCAAAGATCCAGCCGACCGAACTGGCTTCTCTAGCAGTGAGTCTCAACCGACTAATATTGTCGATGTTGCTGGTGGAGGGACTTCCGCCCGATGGGGACTCTCCAACCGACAAAGACTTGAGCGAGTCCTCATCTATTCTCAGAAACCGACTGACGGATCTAGGTCCCCCGTGGGACTCACCGAGCTTGAACTGAGTTACGACAGAGACCCGAAGGAGTTGTAAGCATGCCCCTAGCAATCGGCGCACTTGCTCTTGGAATCGGTAGTACCCTTATGGGCGCTAGCGCCCAGAAGAAAGCTGCTAGGCAGGCGGCAGCTGAAGCCAAGAAACAGCGTGAGTGGTACGAGCTAAAGGCTAGAGAAACTAAGCGTACTCTTGGTCGCGAGATCGAGACGATGAAGACGCTGCGCTCTCTCGATTTGCCTGTGTATCAGCAGGCCGCAAAGGTCGCGGCTGTTCAGCGTGCCAAGGGATATGAGTCCGCCATGCGCAGCAAGATGCAGCGTATGGGCAGGCTCCCCGAGGATTACCGCAACGCCATGTACGGCCAAAATTTAAATGCCTACCTTGGGCGTGAGGGCGAGAAGCTCCAGCGCTACGCCACCATGACTCAAGGAATCTTTGGCGCAGCCTCCAAAATGCAGGAGCAGGTTAATTCGCTGCTTGGGCAGGGCGGCGCACAGTATAGCTCTCTGATGAAAACATCGCTGGCGATGGATTTCGAGGCAGGCTCGGGCGCTGGTAAGGCTATGGGCGCAGCCGCCCAAGGCTTGTCGATGATGTCGCAGCAGCAAGCGGCCCAACAGGCGCAGCAACAAAGTATGAAGGGCGCATTTGGTCTGGAAGCCTTCGGACAACATGTGGCGGGCGGCGGCGACCTGGCCTCCTTTAAAGAGCAATATGCTCCCACAGTAGGACCGGACGGGAAGCCGGTAGGCCCCTTTGACTTCTTAGCTGAATGGTTCGGCGGGTACAAGAAGTAGGATACATAAATGGCTAACTGGCAAACAGGTTTAAGTTACATCGGCGGCATCGCGGGCGCACTCGGCGCTGGCGGGCCGCAGGCGATGACTAACTTCGTCAATAAGATTGCCGAGAACCAGCAGCTTGAACTCGCGCAACGCTGGGAAGGCTTCCAGTCTGGGATGGCGCGTAACAATCAGCTGTGGCGCGACAAGCAGGCGCGTGAGCATGACTTCGAGATGCAGGAGCGCCAGCAGACCCATGAGATGGCCATTAAAGGCCAGGCTGATAGTCAATCACTATCTGCTATGGTTATGGCCCTTAACCAGCAAGGGCCCTCGGGCATACATGCCCTGTCGTTGATGCTCCCTCCAGGGCAGCGTGCGGGCTTCCGGCAAGCAGCCGCAGACGGTGGCACGGAGGCTGCCGCGCAAGTGTTCCGGGCATTGATGGGGCCGGGCGCTGAGCCGGCCCGTGCGCAGGCTGATATTCATGCAGAGGTCCAGCAAGCCACTAGCTATCTGGCGGGGGCTACAGGTATGGCCCCCCAACAGGTTCAAGACAGTTTTTCAAATGTCCCAGACCTGCAAGCAGAAGTTATGCGGGTGCAGGGTGTCGAATTCGCTCTACAGGCGAAGATCGACGAGCTTGGTGGCAAGTTAACGGCCATTGCGGAGCAGGTTGACACAATTGACCGGGACCCCAGGCTAGCTCCCGCATTGCGCGAAGAGAAACTGAGGGTTCTTGAGGAAGAGAGGGGGCAAGTTCTGACCGCGATGGAAACGGCTCGGACAAAGACCAACGAAGATACCTACCTAATTGAAGAATCTACCAGGAGTCAAGTACCCGGCGAGTGGAAGGCGCTGCAAACGCAATCCGCAATGCCGCAACTAGACTCGGCCTTAAGGATCGCGAAGGTAGATCATGCGGCTACAGCTTATCCCGATTTGATGACGGGCGGGCAGGGCGCAACTTGGTCCGGGTTTGATTCCGACCCCGCTACCGGAATGTCTGGCGGGGAGTTTGAATCCACTGTCACTCGCTTGCAGCCGCATTTAACTAATGTCGATGATGTAATTCGATGGTCTGTTAATCGGCCTCAAGAGGACCTGGCCGAAATCTATACGGGTGGCGACATAGCCAGATGGGCGATTAGCCCCATTAAACGGGCCATTGATTTAGGGCAGAGGGCGCTACTTGAAGACGGCAATTGGGATGTTGCCGACATGCTACTTGAGACTAGAAATGGCTTTGCGACAGGGGCTTCTTCAGCGGAGAAGGCCGCCGCACAAGGAAACCTGGAAGCGTTGGAGACCCTATCTAAGTTTAAGAGCGACAGCATAGGTAGGCAATTTGCCGTAAGGCAGGTAGATAAGGGCAATAGGATTATGTACACAAATTACTTCAATAGAGCTATGCCGGAAGAAATGCGGTCTATGGCGCGGAGCCTTGGCCTTGATGTCGAGGATAGTTTAAGGGCCAGTTTGGGGATAATGCCCGGCCAGGCAGAAACCGGCGCGGCGGGTAGAGGAATCAAAGGGGATACCACCGACCTTGTTGCGGAGGTTGGGGTATTTGAGGGGGCCGCATTCTATAGGCACCACACCACTAAGGCGGATCTTTGGGTTAAAGCGCTCATGGAAGGGGGCGATCCGAGCCTCGATCATGCGGAGCGGTTAGATCAAGCTAGACGCCATCTCGCGAATCCGGACTTTGCGGGAGATACTAATACGCCGGAAGGACGCGCAAAAATGGCCTTTCAACGCGCCCTCTATCGCGGATTAAATAAGTATGATTCGGCAACAACGGGTAGAGACACCGATCCTATCTCTAACGCCTTGGGTGGGTGGGTTCCTGGCCAGGGGCTTAGTGTCGCAACTCCGGCAGTTGATATCGACAGTCGTGCGCATGAGTTAGGAAGTTATTTCTGGGCTGGGGGCGTTGATGCCCAGGTGCTAGATAGCCCAGCAGCTATGCAACAATACCAGGAAACGCGGGCAGGCTTGGCCGCCCGGGTTACTGGCGCTGATGCCGCGCAGCGAGGTATGGTTTCCTTTGAGGATGCCCACAATCTTCTTTCCACCGATCCAAATTATCTCAACTTTGTAGGCGGGACCCCGTTGCTGGGCGGGAGCGTAGAGCAAATGAATCAATTGGCTAAGGGTAAGGTCGGGAAAGACACAGAGTACCCCGGAGGTAGCGTGATAAGAGGAGGGTGGTTCTTTCCGGGGGCGCTAGAAGGGGGCTATACCAGGCTAGGAGCTAGCAATTATTATGGGCAGTACGCCCTTACCAGCCCTCCCACCGAACAACGAACGGGCACAAATATAAGAACCGTCTATCAGCGCGGAGGGGGGAGCTATGAAGACAGAACGGCGATTCTAGAGCCCGCTACCCCTGCGCAGCAGCAGGTTGCTATGGAGTTACAGCGTCGAGCTATGACTGTGGATAGGATGCTCGATGTTCAACTTGACCCAGCTGGCCCTAACTACGCGGCAGCCTCATTGTTGCAGGCCAGTTTAAACGAAATTAGGGCCGAAAATCCCGACCTTCTTCGGGACCAGTTTATCGGCTCGGTTATCCATCAGGAAAGTGGCCGTCTAACTGGACCGGAGGGTGCCCGAGCAGGCACCGTAGCCTCGCCCGCTATGGGCATTTCTATAGAGAGGCTACTGCCGCAAGGGAGGGTAGTTACGGCCCCGCCAGGCGGCTCTACCCTACCCCCCGTACCGGCTATCGCCGATGCAAGTCGCTCTGATTCTTATATGCAGCCGCTGGCTGTTCTTGAACAGCAACTTGAGGCCGTAGAGCATGCTGAAACCCAAGTAAATACGGGCATTCTAATGTCTCAGTTTGGGGGCGAGCTAACTATGGATATTATGGCGGGCGAGGGCGTGCGCGGAGGAAGTATGACGCCCGCCCTACAAGCATCTATCGGCGCTCAGATCGCAACCGATAAGCAGCAGCTTGAAGCTGTAATTAGTTTTCGCCGCAACCCCGGAGTTAGAGATCGGGTTTTGACCATTCTCGCAGATGTCGTTTTAGGCGAAGATCGTCGCTCGTATTATGCAGAGACGGGAGATGATACATTAGGAAATAGACTAAAGGCCGCATCTCCGCGTGTTGGCATTGAATCGGGCGGAATAGCCTCAGTCACGGGGGCAACCGAAGTTGAGGGCTGGCCAAGCCGGGTTGACGGTCAAGAGAATTCGTTAGGGCGTCTGTCGGAAATGTTTAACATCCTGGCCGGAACGACTAGCCTGAGTATGGCCGAGCAGAAGACGGGAACTACAGCAGGACGCCAAGCGGTTTCTAAGGAAGTACGAGCGATCTTCAAGCGGTTTGAGGACGATGTAGTGATCCTGGCCGGGCATCCCCAACTTGGTAGTATGTCAAGTGCAACTTCACACGAAGCGATTGCGCCCTTCCTAACAGCAGAGCTTGATGCGCTTGGAACGACTAATACGGAGGAGGGATGGGAACATCGGAAAGCTGCTATCCTAATCGCCGCTAAACTTTTTGCTGAACTTCGGCCCCACATGGCGGGCCAGGAGAAATAATAATGCCCGCACAACAATCGGGTACCATTGATCGCATCTTCAACTCGACTATTGCTTGGCCGCAGCAACTAATCTGGAGGATTCTCCGAGCGACCAAGGAGGATGATGTTGACCTTTGGAGCGAAAAGGGCCTGCTAGATTTCGCGAATGTCCCTATCCTTGGCCTATGGGACGATCATAAAGAAGATGTGATGCCCGACTACATGGCGGAAACCATGTTCGGGAAAGAGAAGGGCTCGACCGGCTGGAAGAGCCAGATAGGGGCAGCCATTCTTTCTGACCCCCTTACCTACCTGACCGGAGGCCTTAGCACTGTCGGAAAGGGCGTCAAAGGCATGACGCGGGCAACCCAGATTCCTGCCCTAAACCGCACCCTGGAGGCGCTATCGAGAACGGGCCGGGGCGCTCTAGGTGGTGCTAAGGGAAAGACTTTCACTAGCGCGGACGATTACCTCGCGGGCCTTACGGTTAAAGAGTTTGACTCTGTGCTGGAGCAGGCTACTTCAAATGTTATTAGCCATCCCGAGAGATATACGAATAGCGGCCAGCAGCTAAAGGGACTTAGAAAGTCACGGGAGGCTATTAGCGGACTCGGAGCCGAGCATCTTAAATCCGGCGTTATGGATTTAATGAAGCATGAGGGGCATCGCAAACTAGCCATCGGTATCCCCGGCCTCGCATCTTTGGGCGCTCGCATCCACATTCCCGGCGAACAGCAAAGCTGGTGGAAAGTCTTTACGGGGGCCGTTAGGGGCGGCACGGATAAGATGCCTACCGCGTGGGTTACTCGCCACCTTGCGGGCATCCCTTTTGTGGGCAAATACCTCGACACCTTGACCGAAGCTCCGAGACAACTAGCGGGTGGCTGGCAGGTTGGCGCGGAAGCACGAAGCGCCGTCAAAGAGGCGGGCAAACGCTATAAAAAGAAAGACTTCAATAAGCTCACACATTGGCTCGACTCTGATAAAGGCGGCGGGCAGGTCATTCATAAGATACGCAAGCGCGGTAAGGCCCAGATCCTCAAAGAATTTGATGCCGCTATTGCGCAGGGCAAGAGCCCCGAAGAAGCCCTCACGCTCGCCATGCGCAAAATTGGTAATGAGGGGGATACCACGCAGCAGCTTTGGGCCCGTTTAAATGGCGTCAAGGTAGACGACGCTGCCGCTGTTGCTTTCCCTAAGACGCCCCAGACTATGCGCAAGCGGCTGGATAAGCAGCTAGAAGCCGCGCTAAAGGACGGCGACCAGGCGCGGGCCCTGGCCTTGAGTGGGGATTACGATGCCACGCTCACCTGGCTTGAGGTTGGCGATGCGGCGAAAACCCTATTGAGTCGCCGCGCCTCGCTTGAATTTGGCAGGACGCTAGCCGACACGGCTTTTGATATTGGCAAGGGTGCCCGCAAAATGACCAGCATGGTTTTTAGGACGGGAACTAGCACCCAGCACGCGCAAAAAGCGCTACATAAGTTCCTCTCTGAGTCGGCCCGGGGGCACGATCAAGTCGCCCAGCTGAGCAAGATGCTCTATACAGGCTTTAAGCAACTCCTTAAAGACCCGGATATGAAGGGCTGGACGCACGAAGACATCGACTCAATCTTGGGCGGCTTGATGGAGTCTTCGGCTCTTCATATTGAGCTAGTTGAATCACTAAAGCTCGGCAAGGTAAATTCCTCTAACGCGCTAGAGGTGGCGACTGGTTGGGAAGATTTCACCAAGCGGCACCACCAGATTATGAAGACCTTTGAAACTGTCCTTGATTCAAAGGGCGTCAAGGGCGAACTGCGGGATCGCATCGCGGCCAAGATGCAGTCTGAGGTTTTCGACTACTTGCCGGTATTGGACGAGCAGGGGATTAGTCAACACCTAACCCGGGAGTTGAAACTTAGAGATGTCCCGAAAAAGGTTTGGACGCCGCAGCAGAAGAAGCGGATGCGGCGTAGGTATAACGCTCATGTACTGCGCGGAGGCAAGCAAGAAGGTCTCTATGTTGGAGAGCTAGGCGAGACTGAATTGCGCAGCGCCCTGGACTCCCTTGAGAGCGTGGCCCAGCGCGATCTAACGCCGCAAGAGGTCGCGGCCCACATTGACGATAATCCGATGCTGTCAGGCTTCCGAGAAAAGCACGGCCTCACGCATGAGGAGTTTAT